GTATTTCCATATACCGTACGCAGTTCGTTCTTGAATTCTGTACGCCCCGCACCCATGGAATTGAATAATTTAATTGACTTCTCCCTGTGATTGACCTTCGCGAGGGCGTAGTGTCCGTCACCACCCGGGTACGTGTGCGCTATATGAAGATATTGGATACCTTTACGGTTCTTTGTGGATTTCGTCATGTTGGATGTTTTACGACACACAAACTTGAAGTCATAGTTGGATTCCTTTTTTATATCCTTTCCAATCTGTTCAAAGATTCCACGGCTCTGGAGAAGTTGTTTCGCGATTTCAGCGGCATCTTCGATGGCCATGAGATGCCTCGCCGCGAGACTCGTGTTCATCTTACCCTCGATGTAGTCATTTTTGTCAATCTCAGCGGATTCACCTTTCACTCTCAACAGGCGATCACGAACATCTCGATTTTTAATGAGTTTGATTGGAACGAGATCCATCTTAACCTATATATCATTGATATTTTTAAATAACAATCATATATATGTCGTTAGTTTTAGTGTGTCCACCAGTCATCGTCGTTGAACGAAAAGTTCCAGTCATGACAGTGAGGACGTGCCGTTTGGCTGCGATTTACCCATCCAATAACAACGTATACCAATTGGAGATACTCGAGGCACCGCCGGTGGAAGTGAACAAGGAAGATGATCAAATTACATAGACGTTCTTAGCCAGGATTTTGTACACATTATTTAGAGTCGGCGCGGTAATATTGCATTTTCGCGCGATTTCACGGTTCGACACGGATGAGAGGGCAATTTTGATGCTGGCACCGATGATCGACCGAGACTGACGTGACATGAGGGCCGGAACATCGAGAGCAGACCGAAACACGGACGTAATTCGTTCACATTCGGTCTCGGTGATATTGAAATTATTGAGTGCGTCCCGAAGTCTTTTCATCTTGTTTTGCCGGGACCACGACGATCGTTCGGACATCACAACCGCAGTTTTCTCCTCGGCGATGAGACGGTCATACCTGCGTGTGTACTTCTCAATTTTCCTCTTCACGTGAGCAAGTTCATCTGAAGAAGAACGAATGTGTTTCTTGACCATTTTGGTTATAATTCGTTCAAGGCTCTGACTGACTTAGGCTTTAATTACCAAACGCGATGCCGGCCATGCCGTTCTTGATGCGAAGGATGTTGTAATTGACGGCATAGACGCGGTGCATGATGTTACCACCCGTCGGGTTCGTCAATGTCAACTTCGCGCTGTCGATTCTGGAAAAGTTGAGCGTACCACTCGGTTGCGACTTGTTCATCGTGAGACAGAACGGCCACGTGTACAAAGGCGCCGTATCGAGCGTCGAGTCCGCGAGGTTCTGCGCGTGCATTTCATGGACGACGTTGTGGTGGAACGTCTTCGATGTGTTTTCGAACAATGTCACACCGTTGATGTACATGCTCGATTCGTCGAATTTATACATAGAATCCCACGTTCCCGCCGTGGCGTTCCCGGAAACCAAGTGAATAGCCTTGGTCGGGTGGTTGAAATAGGTGAGATCGATCTCGGTATCCGTATTGGACGCGAGTTGGTATTGTGTCTGTGTGATCAAAATTTCGTGTTCGTTTTCGGTGACAAACTTGCGCTCATCGCTGTCGAGGTACGCGTACATGCCGTACACCTTCGGCGTTTCGGCCGGTGTAAACCCGTCGCGACACTTCACACGAATTTCAACTTCGTGATATTGCAATCCAACGAGCGGAAGGCACTTGGTCCAATCTTCACTGAAGAAGAAGGGAATGAGGTAATAATCGGAAGCACCTTCGACACCCTTCGCGTTATCCTTGATTTCCGTGGTCGTGACCGTGGCGGACGCACGCGCTTGGTTTTCCTTGTAGATGATGTTATGAACTCCTTGAATGTAGAGAGAATCGAGACGCGCGACTTCTTGACCACCGATGTACAATAAGAACTCGGTAGGCTTCGCGGCATTCGCGGAAAAGAAACCATCGGTGTTCGTCGCGACGTTCGCGATGTTCTTCGCTTCGATCCACACGTAGCTGAGCATGTCACCCTTCGAACGAATCGGAATGGTAACTTCATTGTTGGAACCGAACGTACCGATGTAATCCATGCGTTCCGGCTTAATAGAAAAATTTGTATGACGCCTGTAGTTTTGACGGAAGAAACTGACCTGGGGCTCGCCAGTGATGTACACATCCTGGGCACCCTTAGAGACAAGATCAATCAAGGCTGCTGACATTTATATAATAAGCATATTAAAATTTTGGCTCGATGTATACACAACACAAAATGGTGGTCTTCCAAGCACTGACGTGGGAGGCACGAGACTCTGAAGAAGGTGAGGAACACCTTATCAGTATATTTGGAAAAACGGAAGAGGGAAAGTCGGTCTGTGTGACGACGACATTCGACCCGTATTTCTTCATTAAGATACCGGCTGGAACTTCTCAACAACAAATCCAATTACTTTACGATCAACTCAACAAACTTCGACCAAATCATGTAACTTCATATTCTTTGACTGAACAAAAGGATGTTTGGGGTTTTCAAAATAATGAAAAATTTGCATTCATGCGCCTGAACTTTAAAACACTCGCCGCGCGCCGGAAGATTAATTCATTATTTATGTATAACAGTGAATTCAAAAAGTATCACGTATACGAATCAAATATCGATCCTGTCCTGAGGTTAATGCACCGAACGGGTATTCAATCGAGTGGGTGGCTCGACACTGGCTCGAAATGTATTCGTTCTTATCTGGCCCGTGTTGATATCGATCTCTTCTGTAACGATTGGCAAACACTCACACCCGTCGAAAAGAATGAAACCGCGCCCTTCGTCGTCGCATCGATCGATATTGAAGCGAATAGTTCTACTGGTAAATTCCCGAGCGCGCTCGTACCGGGTGACGCGTGTTTTCAGATCGCTATTTCTTTGTGTACATTCGGTTCTGATGAACCGTACGATAAGACGTGTCTGTGTTACAAGAAAACAGATCCGAATCTGGACGGTGCAAACATCGTGAGTTTTGATACCGAACGAGATATGTTGCACGCATTTAAGGCGTATCTTCACGACAAGAACGTCGACATCATTACCGGATGGAACATTTTTGGGTTTGATATGGAATATATTTATCAACGCGCGCAGATGGTTAAATGTGATCCTGAATTCTATGAACTCAGTCGCCTGAAGGATCACGAGTGTAAAATGGTATACAAGAAACTCTCTTCGAGTGCCCTGGGTGATAATGAACTCAAACTTTTACCGATGCCCGGGCGGTTCATCTTTGATTTATTTCATGAAGTCAAGAAGGGGTATAAACTCGATTCATATAAATTGGATAACGTATCGAAGCTGTATCTCGGTGATCAAAAGATTGACATGTCTCCAAAGGAAATGTTTGCGCGATACAAGGAAGGTGATCCGGTCAAGTTACGCGAAGTTGCGGAGTATTGTATCAAGGATACTTTACTTCCACACAGACTTGTCAAGCGTTTGTGTACACTCTTAAATCTTCTCGAGATGGCAAAGGCAACGTGGGTACCACTCAATTACCTGGTCGAACGTGGACAACAGATCAAAGTCTTCTCACAATTGACGAAGAAGGCGAGAGAAATGGGATTCATGGTTCCGACGATCAAATACGGCGCGATTCCGGAAGAACAATATGAAGGTGCCACGGTTCTCGACGCACAAAAGGGTGCGTATTACACACCCATCACTGCGCTCGATTTCGAAGCGCTGTATCCTTCGATCATCATGGCACATAATTTATGTTATTCATCTTGGGTCATGGATGAAAAGAAGTATGGAAACATACCCGGTGTCACGTATGAAGTATTCGAGGTGGGTGATAAAAAGTATAAATTTGCTCAAAATGTTCCAAGTCTTTTACCGAGCATTCTTCTCGAACTCAAACAGTTTCGTAAACAAGCGAAAAAAGATATGGCGACGGCGACCGGTGCGATGAAGGAAATGTTTAATGGAAAACAACTCGCGTATAAAATCAGTATGAACTCCGTGTACGGATTTACCGGAGCTGGAAAGGGTATTCTACCATGTGTTCCGATCGCATCGACGACGACGTGTAAGGGTCGATCCATGATTGAAGAAACAAAGAACTATGTCGAAG